TGCGAGAAGCCAGTCTCCGAGCGGCGCAGGTATCACAGGACTCCATGCGTTTGTACCTGTGTGCTGAAACGAGCCCCATGTTCCGGATTCGCCGGTGGAACAAGGCTCCCACTCAACAGCCGAAGGGGGGCTGATGTCCAACCATGCCGAACTTTCTGGTGGTAGTGTCGTCACCCACGACATTAAGCAACCCTCACGATTGCAGCTGCAGCCGTTGCGGGCGGAAAACGCACTGTGAATGTCTGACCGGAAACCGTTTTATCGGCGCCGAAGTCCAGAACTGCCACGGCAGGGTTTCCAGCCACGCTGGAGTTATAGATGAGCGCGCCCCGGGCCGTGAGTGTGGCCGCTGGCCACGAGACGTCCTCAAAGCTTGCAAGTGCAACTGTGCCGTCCGTTGTCGGCGCAACCGCAGTCAGTGCTGCCCCACCTGCGGTGTATCCCGACCCAGAAATCTCGTCAGTTGGGGTATACGCGGTCGAGGCAGGGGTCAGGTCGGCAGTGATGCTATACAGCGCGATGCGAAAAGTATGCGTTGAGAAGTCATGCACGCCGAGCAAGAGCTGGAGTTTGAACGACGTGCACATTCCCTGAATGATCGCCATGTCAGCCACCCAATCTCATCTGCCCATCGCGGTAATCGTCGCGCTTGGAGCGTACGTCAATGCCAGTCAACTGCCCAAGGGCCTCCTCGTACTGTTGCCGGTACTGGGCCATGACGTCCTGCTCACCCTTGAGGTAGGTGTACGCCTCGACGAGAGATCCGTACAGAAGAACGGTTTCGGCGTTGTCGCCAAGCCAAGACGTCCCGGCGTCCACGATCGACGGCGGGTCATAGTAGTAGTGCAGTTCGACCGTGTAGTTGGCGTCCGGAGTCGGGCCCACAATAAAGTTGCCGTCACTGGATGCGCTGTCCCCGTCGAACTGAGCGTAGTACTTTGGCAAGCCTGACGTGGCTGGGTACGGATAGGCCTCGCGGATGAAGCTCACGTCTTTGTCGTACAAAAAGCTGTACGCGCCAGACGGACTGATCACCGACATGGAAAACACAGACAGAAAGTCAGACGGACGCTCAAGATACGGGCTGCCAGCAGCCATAGTGGAGGTAGCGTTCTTGCGAAGCTCGGGAAGCATGACCGTGCGATACACCCGCTGCTCCGTCTGGCGGACGAAGCGCGGAATGTTGGCCACGAACGTCGGTTCGCGGTTTTCGACATAATCTTGGATCAGCTCCACGAGCTCAGCGTAGGTCATGGCTTACATCGCCTTGTACTTGCCGCCCTTTTTGGCAGCTCCCATGCCACGGCACATGCCGCCGCTGGCCTTCTTCATGACTTTGCCGCCTTTCATCTTCCGGATCGGCTCTTCCTCGCGCGGCGAGGGTGCATCGAACATCGGCATGTTCTTGGGCGGGCGCTTTGACTTCGTCGGCGCTGCAGTGGGGCGTGCCTTGGGGCGGGTCGGTTTGGCCATGTCAATCTCCTATGACGACAGTGACGGTGCCAACGGCACCGGTGAGTTTGGTTTCCGGGTGACCCACTGGGGCCCAGCCGAACACGCCAGTGAACGCCACCGTGTCGGTTTCCGGACGAGGGTCGCGCAGTGAACGCGGGTCAACGATGCGCAGGCGGCCCAAGAAATTCTGAGGGTGATCCGGATCCACCACGTCCCGGCCGACACGCAGTCCGGTGCGACGCCCGTTGTTGTACTCGTAGACAAGCTCGGAAAGCGGGTAGCGGAACCCAGTGCGATCGCAGATGCCAAGCGCCTTGCTGCCTTTTGCGTACTGGGCCATCAGAAGCCCCCCGGATAGAACGGAGCAAAGAATGTCGAGGACTTGTCGCGATCCTCATCAGCGGCACGCTGGAACTGCTCCTCGTAGAGCTGCTTGAGCACCAATGCCCTGCCGGCGGCCTCTGGCTTCTTTGACGCTATTTCAAAGGCCAATCCTGCCACCAACGCAGGCACAAAGCGGCTTGGTATTGCCGCACTGCCACCAACCCCAGACTCAACTCCATCTATGCCACGAAGGCGGTAGAAGAACAGCGTGTAGCTTTGAGCCGCATCAGGCACTGGCCACAGCGTAATGTTCGTCGTAACACCGCGGTCGATGTAGATCTGCGTGGGCCTTCCCAGCAGCGCCTTGGTCGTTTGCGCAGCGTATGTCGACACACTTATGCGCTCCAGAGCTGTGTCCGTCTGGCTTTGGCCAGTGCCGGTGCGTAGCTGATGCTCAATGAGGTCGATCGTGTCGGCGGGGGCCGCATATGTGGCCTGTCCGGCCACAAGCGGGATTGTCCCAGAGGCGACAGTGAAGAGGTTGATGCCGCGGTTTTGCCATTCCAGAGCCAGCAGATTAAGGCTGCGGCGTGCGGTGCGCATGTCGTAGCCCGAACGCATCTCGAGGCCTGCGCGCTCGTAGGCCTCCTCAAACAGTTCAGCGATGTCGGGTACGACTACGGCCATGGCTTACGTTCTCGGCTTTCGGTTTTTGTTCAGGCGCTTGACGTGATGCGCGAGGTCAGGTGTGATTACCCGTGTTTTTGCCCTTTGATCGCCCTGTGATGTGGGCATCTGGGTCACCCTCCGAGCGCGTTGCTCGTTTTGAGCTAGGGCCGCCGGAGAGCGTGGCTTTTTTGGTTTTGCAACCATGGTCAGACCTTCCGCCCTTTCGTGCGGCCCTTTACGCAGGCACCGTCTCCACGTCCAACTTTGCCGCCGGCTTTCATACCGGTGATGCCGGTCGGCCCGGCCGGCTCACTCGGTCCTTCGCCACTGCGACGGCGCCGGTTCACCAAAGCCCCGATAGGGGTGGCCCCAAGGATACCTTCGGCTTTGCCAGACTTCATGCTCTGAGCAAGGGCCGCGACAGGGCTGAGCATTGCGAGCATGCCGCCGCTCTTTTTCTTCTGCACAGGTTTTTTCATCGGAGCACCTCGTGGTTTGGGTGTGCCTACTTGCGATAGGCGGCGGTTTTCTTGGCGATCTTCTTAGGTTGTGCCACAAATTGCTTGCCTTTGCGAGCCCCTTCTCGCTTAGCACGTGTTGTGGCGGCGTATTCGGCGGGGCTCAGGGCCTTTATGGCCTTCTCGGGCAGGTAGCGCTCACCTGTGGCTTTCGACCCTTGGGTCGAGGGCTTGCCGCTGCGCGTGCCCCACTCCTCCTTGGTCCACTTCTTCAAGCTCTTCTGCGGACCCTTCACGAAGTGTACCCACCCCCCTTGGCCTTGTATTGCTTGGCGAGCATCTGCGCTTTTCTCGCGCTCCACTGACCCGGTTTTCCACCCTTACCGCTTGACTTGATGCTCTCGAAGAGAGCTTTCCGCATGCTGGGTTTGGTGTAGTTCCCGGCCTCATTGACCTTGGATTTTGTCGCGCCGCCCTTAGCCGTGCGCTTGACGCCCGGCTTGGCAATCTGCTGACGCATATTCGATCGAGATATGGTCATTTGCGTTTCACCGGTTTGCGCTTGCGCGCAACACCTTTAACGGTGCCTTTGTTTTCGGCGGCGTAGAACACGCGCTCGCCACGATCCTTGCCGTACTGCTTCTGCATTGCGGCTTTGACCTTCTTACCTTTGGGGGTCAGTGGCATTGGATCACCTCAACAATTCCATGCACGCAGGCTTTTGTTGATCCTGCTGTTGGGGTCGTTTGCGGTCTTGGACGAAGTGTTCTTGGCCTTCATCCCTTTCATTCTGGCACAGAAGCTCTTGCGGCGAGCTGCATCTTTGGTCCCCGGCTTCGCTTTCGGCGCCGGCGGCTTCAGGTTCATACCCTGCGCTTTAGCAGATGCGCGCCCCTTGGCGTTCAAGCCGCCCTTTGGGTTCTTACCTTCTTTGCGCGTCCATGCCGGGGATTTTGCCATCGCTCACTTCCTCAATGCAGCTTCGATTGTGTCGAGTTTTTCGAACACGCGCTTGAAATTCTCACGCATCTCTTTGAACTCCCGGTCGTGGGCCTCTTTGTTCGCCGATGTCGTGGCCTTGATCACCTCAATGTCCGTGCCTTGTTTGTTTACACGATTGTGCAGAACCCACACAAAGGCAGCGACGGGTGCAATCACCCATTGCATCAAGAGATCAAGTGTTTCCATGGCGGGCCTCATAGCAGGACGTTAGACGGGCTTGTGACGGTTAGCGGGTCGATCAGTTCGATGCCCTCATATACCACACTCTCTTCCGCGTGGTTAGGGGTTCCGGGCTGACCGTTCTGTGTCCAAGTCAATGCCCACTGTTCCCAGCCGTTACGCTCTACAAGCCACGGGGCCATCCAGAAGTTCACATGATACCGACTATCAACGACAGCAGGAGCGACTTCATTGCCATCCTCGTCATAAATAGCCGGAACCAGAGTGTGCGGACCCATCTCAGTGATAGTGACGCCCGGTGCTGGAATAAGCGGCCCAGAGGCAGGAACGGCAGGAGTAACTACGTTACCCTCATCGTCGAGGACTTCAGGCTGTGCGGGGTTGGTGTAGACCTTAAGACCTACCTCCAGAGCCTTCTGGTCAAAGGTTTCCTTATCCGTAGCCCTTACCATGGCCTGTAGACGACCCCCTTCAATGGAGACGTAGAGGCGAGGGGTCTCATCCATCTGACTTACTCCGGTGTAATCGGTGCAACAGCGTCAGCAGCAGCCTTTGCAGCAGCGTCTTTTTCATAACGCACCGTCTGGTCCAGCAAGCCTTGGAGAA